GAGGAACTGAATTTTATGAGAAAAATGATTATAATAATCTTTCTAATTTTTTTGATTTATTAGAAATTAAATATAATAAATTTCAATTAAATATTGATGAATTTAATAAAAATAAAATAACCAAAAAAGAAATAAGAGAAATTGAAAATGAAATAAAAGATGGATTTAGAATAATTAAAAATACATTATTTAAGGATATTAAAACAATTAAAAAAGAAGATAAAGGGTATTATTATTTAGAAAATATTGGAATAAGTATTAGATTTAAAAATTCAAATGATAGTTTTAATGAAATAATTAATCAATGTGAAATCAATAATATTAAGTTGTATATGAAAATTGAACTATATAATAGTGAAATTCAAAAGATTAAAATTTAAAAAATTATTTTTTATATTTAAAAAATTGAAATAATATTAATATTTTATAAAATAAATAATAAAATGGAAGAACTTATTAAAAAAGTGATTAAAGACCCAATTAAAATGGTTAAAACATTAAATAAAAAAAGTTTTACAGATTTATTAGATTATTTATCAGATAGTTATTATGAAAAGGGAATATCATTAGTTGGAGATGAAATTTTTGATGTTATTTATGAATTTTATGAAGATAAATATAAAAAAGTAAATTTAGGTAATAAAACAAAAGAAAAAGTAAAATTACCTTATTATTTAGGAAGTCAGGATAAAATTAAATCATCTGAAAAAGAGATTAATAATTGGATAAAGAAATATCCAGGTCCATATATTGTATCAAATAAATTAGATGGTTTATCTGCGTTAATAGTAAAAGAAAATGATAAATTAAATATTTATACAAGAGGAACTAAAGGAATTTACGGACACGACAAAACACATCATTTAGAATTTATTAATGTAAATACGGATAAAATGAAGAATGGTGATGCTGTTCGTGGAGAATTAATTATTTCAAAAGATAATTTTAAAAAACATTTATCATCAATTAGAAATACATCAAGGAATAGTGCTGTTGGTTTTATTAATTCAAAATCAAGTGATAAAAAATATTTAAAGTTGGTTGATTTTGTTGCATTTTCAGTTATTAATCCTCCAATGACACAGGAAGAACAATTTAAATATATTAAAAAATTAAAAATGAAACATACAAAATATATTGTTAAAAAAGAAATTAATGTATCTAATTTATCTGAATTCTTAGTAGATAATAAAACAAATTATGAATATGAAATGGATGGTTTAGTTATTTCGGATACAAGTCAAGTTTATTCATTAATTGAAGGTGAAAATCCAAAATATTCATTTTCATTTAAGAGTTATTTAACTGAAGAAAAAGTAGAAACAATAGTTATTAATATTGAATGGAATATTACAAAAAGTGGTAAAATTGTTCCTACATTAATTGTTGATGAAGTTGAAATTGATAATGTTAAAATTAATCGTTGCACAGGTAATAATGCTAAATATATTGTTAATAATAATATTAATATTGGTTCAAAAGTATTAATAATTAGAAGTAATGATGTAATTCCTAAAATTGAAAAAGTTATTAAACCTTCTTCTAAACCTGGATTACCTAAAGATATTAAATATAAGTGGGATAAAACAAATACAAATATTATTTCAATAGAAAGAAATGAAGAACAGGAAAAACAGTATATAATTAAAAATATTGAAAGCACAATTAATACTTTAGGAATTGAATTTTTAGGAGAGGGAAATATAACTAAATTTGTGGATAATGGATATAATGATTTTTTAAAAATTTTAAAGGCTGAAAAGAAGAAAACAAAATTATATGATATTGAAGGTTTTAGTGATAAGATTATTGATAAAATATATATTTCAATTAATAAAGTTTTAGAAAATATTGAATTACCTGTTTTAATGGCTTCAAGTAATTATTTTGAAGGATTGGGTGTTAAAAAAATTAAAATGATTACAAATATTTATCCAAATATAATAGAATTATATAATAAAGAAAAAAATAATATTTATGATGATATTATTAATATTCACGGTTATGAAAAAATAAGCACTGATAAATTTGTTTCTGGATTACCTAAATTTATTAAATGGTTTGAAAAATTAAAAACTATTAAACCTAATCTAAAATTAAAATCAACTGAAAAAAAGAAAACTAATAAAAAATCAAACAATGATTTTAATGGTAAAAAAATTGTATTCTCTGGAGTTAGAGATAAAGAAATGGAAAAACAATTAGAAGAATTAGGTGCTACTATTTCCACTTCTGTTTCTAAAAATACTAATATTTTAATTGTTAAAGATAAAACAGAAAATTCAAGCAAAATTAATAAAGCTAAAGAATTAAATATTGAAATTATCAATATTGATGATATTAGAGACAAATTAATTTAATTTTTTTACTATTTTATATTTTTTAACCTTTTTATTGTTATATTCATTAACCATATTTTCTATTATTTTATCTATTTTACCACCAGTTTGATTATCTATCTTTATAAAATGTTTATATTCTTCAGGTAAATAATCATATAAAATAATTATTGATTTTAATTTATTAGTAATATTATCATCAGTTTCTATTTTATCTTTTATATTATTTATATTATCATTATTTAAAATAATATTATATTCTGTTTTTAATGATGATACTAAACTTTTTAAATTATTATTTGATGATTTATACTCTTGAAAATAGAATGTAATATTATCACCTAAATTAATAATTTCTTTAACTAATTTTATATAATTATCAATTTCAGTTTCATTAAAATTAGTCATATGTTTTTTTAATATATTTTTTTTATCTTTATTATCCTTAAAATTATCAAAATCATTAAACTCCATATTATCTTTAAGAATTAATTTTGCTTCTTCTGTTTTTGGTTTTTTAGCTTTTTCAGCTTTTTCTTTTTCAGCTTTTTCTTTTTCAGCTTTTTCTTTTTCAGCTTTTTCTTTTTCAGCTTTTTCTTTTTCAGCTTTTTCTTTTTCAGCTTTTTTTTTATCTTTTTCTTTTAAAAATTTATCAATTTTTTGTGTATTATAATATTTATCAGGAATACTACTACTAATATCTTTTCCTTTTTTAAAATTTTCAATTAATTCATCTGTAAATTTTTCTAAAACAAATTTATAAAAAGAATGATAATTATTTAAATATGTATATATATTATTATTATTAAAAAGAACAAAATTATTATTATTAGTTTTATATTCTGTTATTAATTCTTTACTTTTTTCATTATTTATAATATTTTTGATTTTATTCATAAATGTGTTTTTTAATTTCTTATCCATTTTATTAACTATTTTACCAACTAAAAAATTAATTTTAGCTCCATAATTTTTATTATTTGTATTATCATCTATTTCATTATCTTTAATATCATATTTATCTTGTAGTTTCTTATCTTTTTTATAAAATAAATTTAATAATTCAGTTAAAATACGATAATAATCATATAAATCATCATCTCCTAATAATTTAATATATGTATATAAATCACTTTTATAATCATTATTATTTTCATCTTGTATTACCTTATTAATAATAACTTCATCATCATATTTATTAATCATATTTTCAAAATATTTATAAAGTGTTTGATGATTTTTATAAAAATCATTATTTAAGAAATTACTATCATTAATAATTTTATTAATTTTATTTTTTTCATCTTCATTAATAAAATTATAAGAAAATTTATAATAAATATCATTATTTTTACCACAAATTCTTATGGAAGAAGATTGTTTTATAATTTGATTTATTTTTTCTTTTAATGTTTTATTTAAATTTTCATTTTCTAATTTTATCCATTCATCACTATCATTACCAAGAGCATTATAATAGGAAGTTTTTTTATCTTTTATTTTTTCTAATAATTGTTCTTTATTATAATTATTATATTCTTCATTATATTTAGTAAAAATAGTTATATTATTTTCATCTTTATTATCATCAATTTGATTTTTTTTAAATGCTACATATAATACTTTACCTATTTGTATAGAAATATCTGGTTTATAAATTTTTAGAGATATTTCTTTCCATTTTTTATAATCTTCTTTACTACATTTACCTCTATTATTAATTTCATTCATAATTATTTTTTCTTTTGTTTCTTCTTCATCTTTTGTTTCTTCTTCATCTTTTGTTTCTTCTTCATTTTTTGTTTCTTCATCAGCTTCTTCATTTCTAACAAAAAATAAATATGTTTCTGCTTTTTGTGTTAAATCATCAATATTAACTTCTTCAATTGGTAATTTTTGATTATCATAAAACAACCATTTATTATTACATTTATAATATCCAACATAATGACCAACTATTTTATCATTATGCATTTTATCATCTGGATAATATATAGCTTTTAAAGTATAATTATTATCAGTAATTTCTGTTATTTTATTATTATTATTTTGTATTATATGAATAAAATATTTTTTATCAAAATTAATATTATTTGATAATTCAACATCATCAAATAGTGTATTAATTAATATTATTACAAATTGAATTCTACCATTACCATTTTCATCTATTATACTTTGATTATTAATTTTATTATCTGGGAATTTTGTATTATAATAATTAACAAATTTTTCAACAAAATCAGTTTTTAAATCTGCTTTATCTGTTTCTTTTTTATATTCTATATAATTTATTATTGAATTAAATAAATCTTTATCCTCTTCGAATACTTTATTTAAAAACATTTTAAATAAATTATTTAATCCATCAGCGGTCATAACAACAAAAAATGTATCTAACCAACAATCATTTTGATTTTGTTTAAATTTCTTTATATTTTCACAATTAATTTTATCTATTTTATCTTTATTTTTTTTTTCTTCAGTTTTCTTTTCAGGCTTAGTATCAGATTTTTCTTCTTGTTTAGCATCATCTTTTTCTTCAGATTTAGCATCAGCTTGTTCTTTTGCTTCTCTTTCAGCTTGTTCTTTTGTTTCTTCTTCATCTTTTGTTTCTTCTTCATTTTTTGTTTCTTCATCAGCTTGTTCTCTTTCAGCTTCTTCTTGTCTCTTTCTTTCAGCTTCTTCTTCCTCAGCTTTCTTTTTAGCTTCTTCTTCCTCAGCTTGTTCTCTTTCAGCTTGTTCTCTTTCAGCTTGTTCTCTTTCAGCTTCTTCTTGTCTCTTTCTTTCAGCTTCTTCTTCAGCTTTCTTTTCAGCTTGTTCTCTTTCAGCTTGTTCTTTTGCTTTTCTTTCTTCTGTTTTAAATTCGTTTATAACTATTTCAATATTTTTATCTTTTACAATTTCATAAAGATTAATATTTTCTAATAATTTTTGTAATTTATTATCTTTTGATAATATTTCTTTGTTAATTTTATCATCTATAATCATTAAATCATATAACTCATTTAATTTTTCTATATTTCCACCTCCAGAAAAACTTTCAACAATTTTTCTTTTAATTTCTAAATTTAATTTATATTTTTCAATTAATTTATCAATTTCTTCATCATTTAACCCTTTTGTAATTTTTTCATATTTTTCTCTTAATTCTTTATTATTAGTAATTTTTGTATAATAATCTTTTAATTTAAAATTTAATTTAAGATTTTTATTATTTTTATTATGAATTAATTTTATATCATTAGTTTTTATATCATTTAATTTATTATTAATAAAATCAATTTGTTTTGATATACTAACACCTAAATTATTTGAATTATATTGGGTTATATAATTTTTATTTGTTTCAATTTCTTTTTTAATTTGTTCTAATGAAGATTTAATATTAACTAATTTATCATATAATTCTTGTGCTTGTTTAGTTTTAGTATATATATCAGTAGTATTATCCTCAGTTATTGATAAAAATATATTTTCAACATTATTTAAAAAAACTAATAATTTATTATAATAAAATTGATTGAATTTTTTTAATGTATCGTCATTTATTAAATTTTGTAATAATTGTTTAATATTATTTATTAAATCAGTATTTTGTTTTTCAATATTAATTAAACTTTGTTTTTTTAATAATGTATCTTTTAATCTTTCTTCTATTGTTATTTTTTTATCATTTTTATAATTAACATCAAAAGCATTTTCAATTTGTTGAATAGTTATAAAATTGTTTGGATAATAATAATTTAATAAATAATGATATTGAAGATTTATTAAAAATTGATATTGTGATTTTTTAATTTTTTTTTTTAAATTACTACCACCTTTTAAATTATAATTTAATAAATCTTCTGGTTTAATATTAAATATTTCATTATATTCTTCTTTATAATTATCTGGTAATCTTTCATAGTAATAAAATGACCTTAATAACATTTTATTATAATCTTCTTCATTATATTCTTTATTTGATAAAGACTTTTTAAGATAATCCATATAAATATATTCTATAATTTTATTTGATATAATAAAAATTGAAAAAAAGATAAACTTATAATTATTTAATTAAATAATGATTAAAAAAAATAATAAAGTTAAATGTGAAAATATTATAATAAATTGTAATATTAAAAGAGAAATTTTTGATAAAATTAATACAATACAATTTATATTTACCGATTGTTGTAATTTTAGTTGTTATTCTTATAATAAAAAAAATGATTATTATAATATTTATAAAGATAATATACTATTTTGTAATATAAAAATTAATAATAATAATAAAAAAAGTATATTTATTGTTTATAATATAATAAATTCATCAATAATTGAATTTAATGAAGTTAAAAAAAATTTAAAAGAAAGTATTGAAATTATTGAAGAAAGTTATATTTAATTTTAATAAAATCTATTAAATGTTTTAACAGCAATGTAATACTAACTTCTTCATATTGTTCTGAAGATATTAATTTAATATTTTAATTATAAAATTCAAAATTTTGATTATTTAATTCAGTTGTTTCACACAAAGGACAAAACTTATTCCAATCTTTAATACATTTGCAATGAAATTTATGGATACAAGTCCATTTATTAATTATATCCGTATTTAATGTTTCTAAACAAATAGCACAATCCTCCATATTTTAGTATTCCTTAAATATTTTAATCATATAAATAAATTATTTTTCATTTTTTTTAATTTCGTAAATCTCCAAAAAATGAATTTGATTAATCTCTATTATTTGATAAATCTATTTCTTGATTAAAATTATTTCCAACAGTTAAATTTGATAAATCTATTTCTTGATTAAATTCTTCTCTAAAAGTTAAATTTATATTTATTTGTAAATCATTTGTTCTACACAAAGGACAAGAATTCGTCTTCCATTGTTTAATACAATTAGAATGAAATTTATGGTTGCAAGTCCATTTATTAATTATATCTGTATTTAATGTTTCTAAACAAATAGCTCAATCATCCATATTTTAGTATTCCTTAAATATTTTAATCATATAAATAAATTATTTTTCAATTTTTTCAATTTCTAATAACCAATTAATTATATTTTTATTTTTATATTTAATAGCAAAAAACATCATTTCATCATAAATTCTATTTGGAATATTATTATTTAAACTATATAACCATTTAAGAGTGTCTAATCTTCCATCAGAAGCACACCATTTAAAACTTAAATAATTTAAAGCATCAATTTCCATTTCTGGATATAAACTATATAACCATTTAGCCATTTTTAAATATCCATTTTTACAACATCTTCTAAAAGACCAATTATCATTAAAAGCAACAAAAATATTATCTAAGTTTTCATATAACCATTTTGAAAGTTCCATATGATTATTTGAAGAACTTTCTAAAAAAGCTTCATTATTAATTTCTTTTTTATTTAATTTTTCTTTTTTATTTTCATACAAATATTTAACAATATCAATATAACCTCTTTTACAACATTCAATATAACAACTTGTAATAATTTCTATTTTAATATTATTAATATTTAATCTTTTTAATTGTTCTAAATTACCTAATTTGCTTGTAACATAATATTTATCATCATTAGATAAAGGACAAATATTATTGCTAATATTAAAATCATCAAATGTTCTTTTTAACATTTTATGTAATCAAAAAATAAACTATTAAAATAACTAATTAAATAAATTTTCAATTTTTATTAATAAAATTATCAACTTGTTCTATCATTTTATTTTTATTATCTTCATTTTCATATATATCTAATGAACCATCTAATATTAATTGATTATGACAAATACAATCATCACATTTTTTATTCACCATAAATTGATGATATATTTCACACTTATTTAAATAATCGATACTAATCACATTTTCACCTTCACGGTTTCTTTTAATAATTCTTTTTTGACATATATCAGGTTTAGCATCTACATATATTAACTTGTTAATTTTAAAATTTTTACTTAATGTATCAAACCATTGATTGTATATTTTATATGATATTTCATCAATGTCATTTGTTTCATATAACATTCTTGCAAATACTAATTTATCTGTATAAATACTTCTTTCAGTAATAAAAATACAATTTTTATTATTTTTTAATTCTTCATTTAAAATTTTATATCTTGAAATATATGCCATCATTTGAAATGGAAAAGCATATTTTTTTTTATCAGAATAAAATTTTTCAAGAATAGTAATACCATTTTCATCTTTAATTTCATTCCATTCATCTACTGGCTCTTTTAAAAAAATAATTTTTTTATTATTTTTATATAATTCTTTTAAATTTGTTAATAATGTGGATTTACCAGAACCTATATTACCATCAATTGAAATAAGAATATTATTACAATCATTAATATTATCACAAGATGTTTGATTGCCCATTGTATAATTAAAGTTATAATTATTTATTTATATGTAAATNTTTTTCAATTTTTTATATATTCATAACTAATATTTTTATGAATTTCAGTAAGTTCATTTAATATTTTAATTGAATAATTATTAATATTATTAGGAAGTCTTATTATAATATTTAATTTATCATTTATTTTATCAATATTAGAAATAATATAATTTATCAAAGTATCAAATCTAATAAGATGTAATACATTAAAATATAAATATTCTAAATTATAACAATCTTGAGAAAATATTATATCATAATATTCACCAATATATAATTTTTTTATTGTTTTTGGTAAATTTATTTTTTGATAAAATTCAATACCAGTATCTAACAAATCTAAATTTGGAAGATTATTTATTTTTTTATTATAATACAAAGGTAATTTAAGTTCTCTTAAATTATTATTTAAATTATTAATTTTACAACTATATGATGAATTAAATTGTATAAACTTAACCGATGATGGTAAATAATTTAATTCTTTGTTATAACTGTCATTCAAATAAATATGTGTTATTGTATTTGGTAAATTATCAATATTATTATTATAATTTTTAGGTAAATATAAATGAGTAATTCCATCTGGTAAATTATCTATTTCAAAATTATAATCATCCATAAATTTAATTTTTCTTATATTATTATTTTTTATTTCATCTATATTATCACTTTTAAGTTTATAATTAAATTTCCAATGAAATACATACCTATTATGTATTTCCACCATATTTTATATATCATAATATTCACATAAATAAAAAAATCAATTTTTATTGATAATCAAAAAAATATATTTACTAATAAAAATTAAATTATTTTAAATTAAATTTAATAATATTCATATACATATGTTGTTCCAGGTGAATATATAGCTCCAATTGCAAGAGTATTACCATTATTAGATAATGACACAGAATAACCCTTATTCTCATGAGAAGTTCCTTCAATAGTTTTGCCAATTTGAGACCAATTATTAATATTATTTTTAAATATTCTAACTGAACCATTATCAGTATTTCCACTTAATCTAGAACTAATAGAAACATTATTTCCATTATCAGATAATGATACAGAAAATCCACATCTATCGCCGTCAGTTTCTCCAATTATATCTTTTCCGATTTGTTCCCATTCAATATTACTATATTTATATACTCTAGCTCTTCCTTTTTGATTATTGAAGTATGGCTCACCCATAGCAACTATTGAACCATCAATATTTAATGATACTGATGTTCCATTTTCATTTTCCTTTTTATCACCAACTATATTTTGTCCTTTTTGTATCCAATTAACACCTTCATAATTAAATATTTGAACAATCCCTTCCTCACCAACTGATACTCTAATATTACCAGGTTGTTCATAATAAAGATGATTTTGAATTGAACCAATAGCAACATTTAAACCATCTCCAGATAATGATACTGAAAAACCGGTTTTATCACCATTATTATTTCCTAATATTTCACCAATATTATCCCAATTATCATTATTATTATTAAAATTAAATAATTTTACTCTTCCATTTTTATTTAGTTCAGGTTCAATATTACTATAAGAAGGACATCCTACTGCAAGTATATTTCCATCATCTGATAATGAAACAGAAAAACCACATTCTTCACTATTTTCACCAATTAAATCCTTACCTAATTGTATCCATTCATCTGTTTTATATTCAAATACTTTTACTATCCCATTATCATTATTATAATATGGAGCTCCAATAGCAATTCTATCACCATCATTTGATAATGATATAGAATAACCAGTATATGCTGAATTTTGATTAAAAGAAATAGGATTTCCCATAATAGTCCAGTTTGTGTTTTCAAATTTATAAATATTTACTTCACCAGTATTATTTTTTAAAACAGCACCAATTGCTACAATATTACCCGCACCATTTAATGATACTGAAAATCCTTCAAAATTACGATTTCCTTCTATAGATTGTCCTTTTAAAAACCAATCTTGATTTGTAGTAGAAGTAGATGACATGCTATTTGTATTAATAGAAGCGGTCATACTATTTGTATTAAAAACATTCATATCATTAATAGAACCTGTTGAACCAGTGCAACCAGTAGAACCTGTTGAACCAGTGCATCCAGTTGGACCACATACATCAGGACCACAACAACAATACATTTGCCACAAATAATAAGGAGTGCATTCTTGCTTACATTCTTGTTCCATTTTTCTAACCTTATCACAACATTCATTATATTGTTTATCACAAGCAGATAAACAAGCATCTCTTTCCTTTTTTAATCTACATAAAGTATCTTCTAAAGTTTTTTGGCACTTATCTGTATCACAACAAGTGCATGCTTTATCACAACATTTATTATAAATGGAATAAGCGTCTTCTTTAGCTTTATCATATTTAGCATAACAAGCATCTTTACAAACATTTCTTTGTTGCTTACAAAGACATTTTGCATTATAACTTGCTTCACAACATTTCTTTACACATTCTTTTTCAGTAAGTTTTTCATTACAATTATTTTGAGTTGGTTCATCACAACAACAATTTTTAACCATTATATAATATATTCTATATAATTTTATATTACTACTTAAAAATATATTTTATTAATTATTATATAATTTTTTAATATATTCTTTTAATTCATTTATATCAACATTATCTTTTTCTTCTTCAGTTATTATAGTTTTATAATTAAGTTTAAATATTTTACCTAAATTAATAAATAAATCTTCTTTTTGATTGTATAATTTTAATTTAGAAATTATTTCAATAACACCACAATTTTTATTCATAAATATTATATTAGATAATCCTGCTCCATGATTAGCAATAACAATTTTAGCATTTTTAAATAATAAATATTGATAATATACACTTGTTCTTTCTAATATTATATTTTCATATTTATCTTTATAATCTTTTTCTAACATTTCTAATATTTCATTATGGTTTTTATTATATCTTCTCTCTTTTCCAGATTGTTTTCCTAATTCTTGAAGCATCTTATGTTTTTTTGAATAATCTTGATGTTGATATAATGGTTCTATACCTCTCTCAATAACTACAATATCTTTAAATTTTAATGATAATAAATACTTTGGAATATTTTTTTGAAAAAAATCACATAATTTAATTTTATCTTCATATGTAATTTGTTCTTTATGTTTCATTGTAGTTTTTGAACTATCTAATGGAACTAAATCATAAAAATGTTTGTTTTCATTTTTAAAATATTTAACTTCACATCTACTTAAAAAATTAATATCAAAAGGCAATTCATATATAATTCTTTTCATTGGACCAATATTACCAACCAAATTAAATTTTTCTTTATTATTCTTTATTGATATTAAAACTAATGGTATAAATACACCATAAAAAAAATGATAATAATGAGTTATTGAACCATAATTAGAATTTATATACAAATACATTATAATTTACTAATATAAATTATTTTAATAAAAAATAGTTTTTATGTTTGTAAAAAAATTATATGTATAATTCTTAATATTTATAAAATTTTATTCCATAAAAAAATTTAAATTTTATCAATAATTAAAAAATTTTGTTCGTTATTATTTTGTAAATATTGAACTATATTCTTTAAATGTGTATTTTTAATTAAATTAATCTTTATTTTTGAACTATTCTTATCATTTTGATATATCATTTGATTTAAAAATACATCATCTAATAAAACTAAATTAAATCTTAAATGATGTTTTGATATTTCAATTTTATTAGTTTTATATTTTAATGTTCTAATATCATTTAATCCAATATCAGTTATTGAATTATCATTAACATCATAAATTTTATTATCATAATCTTTAATAAAAATAAGAACACCTGTTTTCAATAACATATTATTAATTCTTATATACTTGTAAAAACTAATATTTTGTATATAATTATACATTGAAGGATAATATGTTAATGATTTAAGATATTCATTAAATTCTTTATCTAATTCATTTCTAACTTGATTTCTATTTTCAAATTCTAAATATTGTTGAGGTATTTTATCAATAATATTTTTATCAACATATTTTCTTGAAATATCATCCTTTTTAATTTTCTTTTGCATAAATTTTTTAGTTTTTTCATTAAAATATAAACAATTAAATAATCTATCATAATTTTCTTCATTATCAATATACTCATTAGAATTAACATATTTGGGATTTTTTGGAAAAACAATTTCTTCCAATTCATCGGCTAATAAATATCCAGCCATCATAAAGTTCATTGCTTTCAAATTTTGATTATCAACAATATTTGTCCCACTTCCAATAGTTGAAAATTGTTGATGAGTATAAGATGAATGTGTATAATTTGGATTATCAAATTCATTCATATTTTTAATTGAAAATTCTTTAGAAATCATACTAAAAAATAAAGCAGTTTCTAATTCATCATTCATTGGCTTATTAAGCCTTTCCTTATAATTATCTCTTATTTTATCAACAAACTTTTTATTATTTATATTTACATTTTGACCTAAATATATCTTTAATTGTTGCTGTATTAAATTTAATAATGAATTTCTATATTTAAATGGAATATTACCCATCTTAAAATCAGTTATAGGGTCTATAGTGACATATTTACCATTTAATTGATAAGCCAAAATATCAATAGGTGTTCCAAGTTTTAATACACACGGATAATTTTTTGATGGGTTCATTCCATAATAATATTCATTAACGTGTTTATTTGAAAATGAGCCCAAATTTAAATATAATACATTCTCAGAATATTTTCCCTTTATTTTTTCAAAAATATTAGCTAATATAAATTCATCATTTAAAAATCCAATTTGAAGATTTGTAGCGTTAAATGACATAAATAATATATTCTTAAAAAATAATTCCTTCTTCAATACTTTCATATTATTATTTGTTTCTACATTATTTTTTACCATAATCGGTTTTCTATTATCACCACCAAAACAACCTGCTAAATATGGATTTACATCTATTCTCCACTTTAAAAATGGAAAATAATATTTATAAAATTGAAATGTATAATAAGGAACATATTTATATTTTGGATTATTAAACTTTTTAATAATATTCTTATCTGTTAAATTCAATCTTGAATCTAAATCACGCACATGAAATTCACAATCCTCATTCATTGTTAAAAATCTTAAATTAATTGATATATGACACGACAACATTACAAATGATGATTTTTTATTCATTTCACCGGTTAATTTATATTCAACTTCTAATTTATCCTCGTCTAATTCTATATTAACATTTTTTGCTCGTGTATTTGATAAATCTTCTTCCTGACCTAAATTTAATAATGGAGACTTTATATACTCATTTGTGGTATTATATAAAATACTATTGTAATATAAAATAACATTATTTAAATCATTTACAATATTTATATAAGGACTTGTTTTTGATATATTAAAATATGGATTTAAAAAAAATACAATAACTTGCAAATTATCTTCATATTTTGGATCAATTGATTTTATTATATTTATAAACATATTAAATAAATTAAAACTTTCTGCTGAACCTAAAACAGAATGAAAATCTACATATAAACGCATCTTATAATCTTTAAAATGTTTTCTCATAATAGCATAATTATATACAAATCCAATTAAATATGATAAATTCTTAACATTTGTAATAAATAAAGAAAATGAAAATAATTTATCCGTTTTATCAACATCATAATAATCTTTCATTTTTATTAATTTAAAATTTTTTAATTTATAAAATGTATATAATTCAGTTAAATTATTTATTAAAAGTTGTCTATTATTATTAATCCAATTTAAATAACTACTCATTATTTTTTCATTTTCTGTATTATCATTTTCAGTTTCAACCTGTTTAATTTTATTTTTTATATTGTTTAAATTTGTATATTTCTTTTTAATATTATTATTCATNGATTGAGTTGNACCCATTGGATTACCAACTACTGNAAAATTNTTNATATTTTTTTNCTTATTTATTTTTTTATTTATTGATAAATCTTTTTCTAATAAATCAGTTATTCCAATATATTGATTATGTTCCATTATAATTTAATTATATATAATAAATTACAATAATATTATAAAAATAATACATAAATTATATTATATATATATATATATATATATATGTCTAATTGTGATTATAGTGGATTTTTTAACAATGGACACGAAGGACCTACTGGTGAAACCGGACCTACTGGGTATAAATAAAATTTTATCGTGTAATTTGAAAAATTTTTCCATTTTTTATTGTTTTTTATTATCATTAAATATTCAATTTTTATTAAAAAATATATTTAATATTATAATTTAAAAATTGAATAATTAATGATAATAACAAGTAATTAAATTTAAATTCATTTTAAATTATAATACTATTATTATAGTAATAATGTTTTGCCCTGAATGTGAAAATTTTATGATTATTACTGATAATATTAATATCAAACAAGAAGAAAAAGATATAGTATCCTCTGATTATGATGATGTTTCTATAACTGAAGACAGTAATACTGTGGAAAATAGTAATACTGTGGAAGATAGTAATATTAATATAGAACAAAGTTCAAATGCTTATTATTATTGTAATAATTGTGGTCATTATAATAATATTCCTAATGAAACAACCATATTTAATTTAAAAGATAAAGTAATTAATAAAGAAATTATTACAAATACTTATTTAAATTTAAAAAATGATAATACCTTACCTTTTACAAAAAGATATAATTGTATTAATAAAGATTGTTCTACTCATAAAAATCCAGAAACTAAAAAAGCTGTTTTCTATAGACAAAATAAAAATACTTATAATTTAAAATACATATGCACTATTTGTAATTATTATTGGAATAATTAAAAAAAATTGATTAAATAATTATATTTTATATATAAATATTAAAAGATGAGTTCTAAAAAAAATAATAAGATTAAAAATAATACTATTGAAAGTAATGATGATATAGAGGATGATGATAAAGATAATAATAATTTTGATGATGATAGTGATTATGATAAATCTGACAATGAAAACAATAATATAATTGATGATGAAGATGATGAAGACTTTGAACCAAATGATTTAGAATATAGTTTAATTGAAGATAATGATAATATTAAAGAAATTAATAAAATCACAAGACCATTTATAACAAAATATGAAAAAGTTAAATTATTGGCTACACGAACAAATCAATTAGCAAGAGGAGCAAAACCAATGATTAAAAATGTGGATTATAGTATAGCACCAAAAGATTTAGCTAAATTAGAATTAAAAGAAAAAGTAATTCCATTAATTGTTTTAAGACCAATTCCAAATGGTAAAACTGAAAGATGGAAAATTACTGAATTTAAAAATATCTAAAATTTTAGTATAATCTATTTTTTTATTAAGACTTTTATAATATATGTTTTTTATATGTAATTATATTAAAAATTTTTTTACAACTAATAACAAAATAAATATTAAAGAAGAAGAAACCAATGATTATATATATAATCAAAGTTTATTAAACCTTCCTAATGATAAATGTTTATTATGTAATAATAAATTAAAAAAAAAAAAATATAATATTTTTATAAAATGTGATAATTGTAATAAAATATGGAGCACATGTTGTAATTGTCCTAAATTATTAGAAAATATAAAATATATAATTGGTGAATATAAAGAACATAATAATATTGACTATTTTATTTGTTATAAATGTTATGAAAATTAAATAATATAATTATTTAAATTTTCTATCTACTTATATAAACTTTTTGTATGATAATTATTACAATTATATAAATTTGCATTATTATATTTATTTCAACATATTTAACAATTTATTATAATTTTTACGTTTTTGAAAATTTAAAATGGAACATTTTGGTGTCTTTTATCATTTTCACTTAAATGTATAGGTTTAGTAGATACTTTTACACCAACTATTTTATAATGTTCTTTACCATCTATACTATCAACATTTTCTTGATGATCTCTATATTTTTTAAACAAATCACTCCAATCTCCATAACGTGAATGACACAAACCTAAACTAATTGATAATATATGAACAAAACGTCGTTCATAACTATTTTCACATAATATAATTTTTGTTTCATCATTGTTTTTTATATTTAATAATAAATTATAAAATTTATCTCTCAAACAAATATTTTCATTCAAAAAATTAATTTCATCATTACATAAATTATTAAACATTTTGTTATAATAATGTAATCAAAATGTTTTTAAATCAATATTTTAGTCCATTTTAAATATTCAATGGTGTAAATTAAATTATTTCTTGAATATCATTATTTGTTATTTTTTTAACTGCTTCAATATCATCACAATTATTTTCTTCTTTTAATTTATTTATTAAATTATACAAACTTATATTTCTTGATTTTTTTTTATTTTTATATTCTTCTAAATAATAACCATATTGACCGTTTTTTAATTTATAAATATCTTTTTTAATTTTCCATTCTAATGAAATATTTTTATTTAAAAAATCTTTCACATACTTTAATACTACTTTATTTGTAATATCATCTTTTTCATATAAATCATTCAAATCAATATATGTATCATTAATATAAACATATTTTCTTCCTTTTTTACTTATTTTGACTTCAATATTATTTCCATCAATAGTTCCTATCTCTTGAGGAATATTTTCTTTAATATATTTCAATATATCTTTATTTTTTGGTTTTTTATCATTTTCAAATAATTCTTCAACACTCATTTTTTTGTCATTAAAAGATACATAATGACCGTGTTTTCCTTTTAATAAATTAACATCATTATTATCTATTTTACCAATAATATTTTCTTCTTGTTTAAATTCTTTTTTATTAATTTTAAGTGTATCTTCTTTTTCTTGCAAATATTGTAAGAAATCTACTAATATATCTTTTTTATCTTTTTTACCATCAGCAATTTTATCTAAATTTTTCTCCATTTTAGAAGTAAATTTATAATCCATAAATAATTCAAAATTTTTATTTAAAAATTCAGTTGCGTTTAATCCCAATTCTGTGGGAACAAATTTATTCTTTTCTTTTCCAATTGATATACCTTTTATTGTTGTTTCAACTGTTTCAATATCATTTTTATTAATTGTAAAAATATTCGTATTAATAACAGAACCTTTAATCTCTTTAATTTCTACATATTTTCTATCTACTATTGTAGTCATTAATGAAGCATATGTTGATGGTCTTCCGATATTCAAATTTTTTGGATCTAACTTTTTAACCAATGAAGCTTCATTATATCTTGGAGGCTGGTTTTTAATATCTTCTGTGGCATAAATTTTAATCCAATTAATTTTTCCCTTAAAAGTATCCAAATCAATTTCTTCATTACTATTTTTATTATCTAATATTAAATACCCATTAAATATCAAATTTTCAATACATCCTACTAATTTATAATCATCTAATTTTTCCTGATTTAACATTTCAACTTCCATTTTAATTGATTGATATTTAGCAGGAGACATTTGTGATTGCATTGTTCTCTTCCAAATTAATCTATATAATTTATTTTCCAAATCACTTAAATTTAAATTATCTACTTCCATCTTTGTTGGTCTTATACATTCATGAGCCTCCTGAGTATTATCATTTTTTTTCTCATACACTTTTCTTCTATAATAATTATCTCCAAATTTTTTAATAATTTCACTTTTAATTTTTTCAAGTCCTTCATCAGAAATAGATATTGAATCTGTTCTCATATATGTTATATGACCTCCCTCATACAATTTTTGAGCTATACTCATTACCAATTTTGAATTAATATTTAATTGTGATGTTGCCACTTGCTGTAATGTTGATGTAGTAAATGGCTCTGACGGATTTTGAAGTTTTTCTTTTGATGATACATCAAATAAATTAAATTTTGATTTAGCCATTCTTTTTATAATCTTCAAAACTTTTTTTTCATCACTTTTATCAAAAATTAATTTTTTATCTGGTGATTTATTTGAACCATCACTCTTATCACTTGTTTCTTCATTACTCAACATTAATTTAAATATAATTTCAAATTCATTAATTTTTATATTACTATTAATATAATAAAATGTTGATTTTTTTGAATTATAATAATCATTAATTTCATTTTCTTTATCAACTATTATTTTAACAACAACTGATTGAACCCTTCCAGCGGATTTAGCATTATCTACATTATTTAATAATATTGGTGATACAGTAAAACCTGTTGAACGATCTATTAATCTTCTTGTTTGTTGAGAATATACCACATTCATATTAATTATTGATGGTGAATTTATAGCATTAACTATTTCCTTTTTTGTAATTGATGTAAATATTATTCTTTTTGCATTCTTTACTTTTAATTCTTTTGCTAAACTCCAAGCAATCATTTCCCCCTCTCTATCTTTATCTGTAGCCAAATAAACATTATCTTTTGATATATTTTTACAAGATTTTTTTAATTTTTTAATAACATCTTCTTTTGTTGGAGAATATTTTGGTTCATAATCATCTACTTTTGGTTTCCAATTATGATCTAAATCAATAATATGACCACAAGAAGCCATTATGATATAATCATTACCTAAACATTTTTTAATTGTTGGTATTTTTGATGGCGATTCTACTATTACTAATTTTGACATACTTAATATTATTATTATTTATTCATATAATATTGTTATTCAATTTTTATATAAAATACTATATATATAATGATAATACTTGATAAATGATATGGTAGATTAGGAAATAATATTTGTCAATTATTACATATAATAGACATAGCTTTATTTTATAGTCATAATATTTGTTTTAATGTAGAACATAAATTTTTTGATTTAAAAATAATAGAAGAATATTTTAATCAATATAAAAATGATGTAATATTAAAATGTCCTCAAGGATTTTTTTTTAATAGAAAATTTACAGAAATTTATAATGATAAAGAAAAATATATAAAAAATTCTATAATAAAAAAAGATTTATTAAAAAAATCTTTTTTAGTAAAAGATATTAATAAATTAGATGAAAATGATATAGTTGTTCATATTAGAAGTGGTGATATATTTAATAAAAACCCTCATTATAATTATGTTCCACCACCCTTATCATATTATGTTAAAGAATTAAATAAAAAAGAATATAATAAAATTATTATTGTTTGTGAAGATAAAATAAATCCTGTTGTAAATAAATTATTAGAATTATACAAAAATTCAGTTTATACACAAAATACATTAGAAGAAGATATAAAAATTGTTTTAGGTGCAACTAATATATTATCAAGTGTTGGAACTTTTATAAATTCTTTAATTATATTATCAAATAATATAAAATATCATTATGGACAAGATTGTAATAATTCAGAATTAAAAGATTATTACTTATTTATGAAACCTTGGAAAAATACTCCCCTCATATTTTAACATATAACCACACATAATAATATATAAAAATATATTATTGTATATAGTTTTGTATAATGCAGTTTGAGGTTCTGCAATTAGGCTTTC